CAACATCGACTTCCCCAAGGATGACGGGACACCGGGTGGCACCGAAGGGCTGATGCAGGCCCTGATGGAAGCCATGACCACCAACCTCCAGCATCCCGGCACGGCCGCCAGCCTGGCACCGATCCTGTTGCAGATGGACAAGGAAGCCATCGACGTAATGCCGGACAAACCGATCACGTTCGAGTCGGTCCTGTCCGAACAGCACGTCCAGCTGCGTCAGGAGGCGATCCGAAGGCTGGCCACCAGCCTTGACATGCCCCCGGAGGTGTTGGAAGGGGCAGCGGAGACTAACCACTGGGGAATGTGGTACGTAGAAGAAAACGCCATCAAGGTCCACATAGAACCGTTGGTGGTGCGGATCTGCGACGCGCTCAACGAGGCATACCTGGCCCCGGCGTTACGTGCCCTCGGAAGAGAACCGGGCAGGTTCTCCCTCTGGTACGACACCGGGCCGCTGACCCACCGCCCCAACCGGCTACAGGACACCCTCAACCTGTACGAGCGGGGCATCGTGTCCCGCGAAGAGGTGCTGCGCTCCGGCGACTACAACCCCGACACGGCCGCACCAGACCAGGATGAGGAGAACATCCGCTTCATCAAGGAGCTGATGCTGCGCGACCCCGGCCTGTTCGCATCCCCGCCACTGCGTGAGGCCATCGGCATCGAAATCGACACAGTCACCGCAATCGAGGCGGAAGGCACCGGGCCGCCGCCACCGCCAGCCCCGGAACGTGACGTAACCGGTGACACGTCCCCCACCCCTGAACTGCCTTCTGCGACCAAGCCGGCCAACACCACCCAGGACAACCTGATCGCAGCAGCCGACCTGGTCCCGGGACCCACCCCGCTGCTGATGGCCTCCGACATCCTGGTCACCGAAGCCCTACGTAGGGCCGGCAAGCGGCTACTGGCAAACCGCAGCCTACGGGGCCAGTTCCGGGAAGTGCCGGAGGAGCGCATCCACACCAAGCTGAAGGTCGCCTCACAGGATCATGTGGAGCGTCTGCTGGAGGGTGCCTGGTCCCGGGTGGACGCCTACGTAGCATCCGTGAACGTAGACCCGGCCGCGTTGTCGGGGGCGCTGCACGACTACACGGGTGGGCTGCTGAAGGAGGCGGTTGGCCACGACCCGACCACGCTGCGGATGGTGCTGCGGGCACGGGGGTTCTCGGCATGAGCAGCCCTGAAGTCCGCCGCCACGAACAGGCCACACTGCCCCGGGTGGTCAGTGCGTTGCAACGTTGGCTGGGTGCGGTGGCCGGTGCGGTCCTGTCCCCGACAGTGCGGTTCCTTGGCCTGCCGGATGCGGTTGCGGTGTACTCCCAGATGCAGCTGTGGGAAAGTGAGATCGCCGGCCTACGTCCGGAGCTGGAAACGGCGGCCAGGATCGGATGGAGCGAGGCGTTCGGGCAGCCCACGTTCTCATCCACCAGCTCCCATGTACTGGAAGCCTTGAACGGCTCCCACGACTTTCTCATGCAGCTGCCGAACGAGGTCAATGGGATGGTCATCCGTGAAATCAGCGATGGCCTGTCGGCAGGCATGAGCCGGCAGGAGATTGTCGACTCGGTGGAGCGGCTGTTGATGATGACCGGCAACAACACGTTCCGCAACCGGGCTCAGGTCATCACCGGTACCGAGATCACCCGGGCCGCCAACGCCGGGGCACTGGCTGCGGCCATCGATGCGCAGAGCACGCTGGGGCCGATCCTGAAGCGGTGGAACGATACCGGGGACGACCAGGTACGCCAGTCCCACGACCTGGCCGATGACACGGAGATCCCGGTGATGCAGCCGTTCGTGGTGGGTGGCTTCCCGCTGATGTACCCCGGTGACCCTACCGGACCGCCATGGGAAGTAATTGCGTGCCGATGTGGACTTAGTTTCAGGAGGGTCAATGGTTGACGGCCCGATTTCCTCGATCCGGTTCCGGGGGCTGATCGCTCCTGAGGAACCGGTCATCACCGGTGACTACCGCAAGTTCGCCCGGGGGTCGCTGAGCCACCGCAGGCTGCCCCGCCCGGTCATGTTCACCCGGGACCTCAGTCAGGGGCACCTGGGTGCTACCACCGTGGCACGACTGGAACAGGTGGAGTACCAGCCTGGCCGGGGCTGGATAGGATCGGGGTCCTTTCTGGACCCACAGATCATCCCAGAGGTGGTGCAGGCCATCTACCTGGTTCGGCAGGGTGTCTCCACCCCCAGCGTGGACCTGCAGCCGGACCTGACCTACGAGATCGTGCCACATTCCCACCAGCCGAAACGGAGCGTGGCACGGATACTCCAGGGGCGCATGGCCGGGTTCACGTTCGTCCCGTTCGCCGCGTTCGAGGAAACCGAGATCACCGTCTCAGATGAGTCCGACCAGGCGATACTGGCCAGCGCCGGCATCGAGCTGGAACTCACCTCGTTCGCGGTCAACGGCAGCTCCTGGCGGCAGATGCCGATCGCCGACCGGGACGCCCCATTCGAGTTCGAGACCGCCATCGAACGGATTCTACAGTGGTCCAAGGGTCGTCCTGCCCTGTTCAACCGGGCGTTCCTGTACCGCAACAACGAAACCGCTGACACTTCCCGGATGGCCTACCACCTACCCATAGCGGACATCATCAACAACGAGCTGACCCTGGTACCCCGGGCGGTGCACTCCGCAGCCGTGTTCATGGCCGGCGGGCACGGTGGGCTGCCGGACATTTCCGAACAGGAACAGGAACAGATCAAACAGGTGCTGAACCAGATATACGACGTGCTCCGGGGACGGTTCGGCGACCCACGGATCAAAGCCCCATGGCAGAAGTGAGGATGAGCCAGCCATGCCGACGTACCACGTGAACGTAGACCCGGAAACCAACCTGGTCACCTGGAGCGACACCAGCACCGGAACCACCGGCGTCGCCGTCGACCCCGCATCGACGGACAGCGACAGTCCTCCCGCTGAGCCGACCACCTTTGCCGAGGACGACGAAGGGGCACCGTGCCCGGAAGGTCAGGTGAAAGACATCGACGGCATCTGCGTCAACAGTGATGAACGTGAACCCCAGGAAGAGGAACGGGGCGACCGGCGAACCAGCCCGCGTCGCTACGACACCGTCACAGCCGATGGTGCCACCCGGCCACCGAAGGTCTGGTTCGACCAGCCACAGCTCAACCGGGCCACCCCCCTGACTGTGGACGACGACGGCCACGTGTTCGGCCACCTGGCCACCTGGGACGAATGCCACGTGGGGATTGGCAACCGGTGTATCACCGCCCCGCGCACGGCCACCAACTATGCCTACTTCACCACCGGGGAAGTGGTCTGCGACGACGGCAGCCGGCACCGGGTCGGCAAGATCACCCTCGGCACGGGTCACGCCGACCCAGCCCTGGGGTTCATCCCCGCCGCTGAGCACTACGACAACACCGGTGCCTCGGTAGCGGTGGTGGCCTGCGGGGAGGACCGGTTCGGCATCTGGGTCGCGGGCAGCCTCGTTCCTGGTTTAAACGAGGAGAAGCTTGCTGAGCTGCGCCGTTCACCCCTGTCCGGGGACTGGCGTAGGATCGGCGGAAACCTGGAACTGGTGGCCGCTCTGGCGGTCAACACACCCGGTTTCCCGGTGCTGCGGGCCAGCGCCGACAGTGAGGATGAGCTGGAGGTGCTGCTGGCCGCCGGAGTGGTCACCGAACCCGGTGAGGTGGTGGTTGACGAGGCCGCTGAGCGGGCCAAGCGGTGGCAGAAGGTGGAAGACGTGGTCCGCAGCGAGCGGGTCAAGCGACTGTTAGGGGAGTGACGTGGACAAGCTGGACCTTGAGAACCGGTTCACCTACCATCCGCCGAAGGATGACCAGCCGGAGCGGTACCAGACCATCCGGAGCATGTGTGGCTCGCTCGCCGGTTACCTGAACGAGGCGGTGCCGGAGTCCCGGGAGAAGAGCCTGGCCATCACCCACCTGGAAGAGGTGGTGTTCTGGGCCAACGCCGCCATTGCCCGCCACGAGGACCGGGACTAGCCATGGGCTGCTCCTGCGGTAAGACCACGCCGTCCAAGTTTGAGGTGAGGCTGCCGGACGGGACTGTAAAGACGGTCACGTCCTCGGCCCAGGCCAGGGCGGAGATCACCAAGGCCGGCGGCGGCTCGTACAAGCCGAAGGCATGATCAGGTATCTGGCCGGGTTCGCCTGCGGAGCCGTGGTGGGGTTGGGCGCCGGGGCGGTCTGGCTCATGTGGTACTTCCGGAATACGCTCAGGTAGGCGGAGGGGGGGAGGGTCGAACTCCCACGGGTGTTACCCCCAACAGTTTTCAAGACTGTGGCCGGCGCCATCTGTCGGCTGGCCCCTCCAGTGATCAGCCGGCCCCGATCCTTTGCAGGAGCGCGCCGGGGCCGGCTGACCGAGCGGTACCGGGGACTTGAACCCCGCCTGTCAGCGTGGAAGGCTGATGCTCTGCCAGATGAGCTAGCACCGCAATGCAGTGTTATGGTACCCGATACTGTGCCTCGCACCCTTGCACGGACTCTGTTTCGTCGGCGGCTACTTCCTCCTCATCGAGGTAGATGACGCACTGCAGAGGACCTGGGATGGTCTGAACGGACCGCACAATCACCGTGTCACCGGAGAAGGCTATGTCTGTATGGTTCCAGAACCGTATGTTCCCACTGTGGGTGCCCTCAGTGGACAGTTCATCGGTTTCGTCACCGACCTTCCAAAAGACCTGCTGCACACGGACGATGCCGGACCACACCACCTCAACCTGAACCTCTTGAGGTTCGTTGCTGACAAACGGGTCCGGTGGCATACGCCTGTCCGGTGGCTTGATAGCGGACACTCCGGCCACGATCAGAACCGCCGCAACTATGCCTGCGATGAGTACACCTAGGCCGGTACTACTGGATGTTCCTTTACTCATTCAGTCTCCTCTCCTCGTATCAGCTTCTCGATGTAGTAGTTGGGAACCGGGTAGAAGTTCCATACATCCACCCCGACGTTGATCTGACGCCCCTTGACCCGCCACAGGTCATGGACGTGGCCGTGCAGCAGCCAGCGTCCTCTGTCCACCGGGTGGAACCCGGCGTACTTGTCCTGGTGGCGTGGATCTTCCTCGTAGGGGAAATGGCACAGGGTCCACGCCTCCATGTGCCATTCCGGTGGTCCGATCGAAAAGCCCGCGTCCCGATACTTGTCTATATCGGACGGACGGACCTTCTTGTGCCCTGGCCAGCACCGGTCATGGTTGCCAGGGACCAGGATCTTGCTGCCTCTCAGCTGCCGGACCAGGGGCAGTGTTTCGGCCAGCTTTCCCAGGGCCACATCACCGAGCACGAACACCATGTCTTCCGGGGCGACGCACTCGTTCCAGCGCCGGATCAGCTCCTGGTTCATGTGGTCCACGTCGCGGAACGGCCGCTTGCAATACTCGATGATCTTGGCGTGACCTAAGTGCAGGTCAGACGTGTACCAGACAGTCATATGCGCCTCCCTTCTTCCGGGTGTGCGACGGGATCTGCCCCCGCGAGAACTGGAGCCACATTCCAGTGCCTAATGCTGTCCGGCTTCGCACACAGCACCCTCGGCAGGAGTTGAACCTGCAACCTACAGCTCCGGAAGCTGTTGCTCTATCCATTGAGCTACGAGGGTTAGGTGGTGACTTGTGCCATCGTCAACAATGTGAACCCAACCAGCCCAATCCCATGGCACAAGTTCTTGCCTGGCTGTCCCGACCACCGTTGCGGGTGTCCGATTCGAACGGCGTCTCCGGATTATGAGCCCGGTATGGTACCTCTCCACCACACCCGCAGTACCCCCAGCAGGAGTTGAACCCGCACTCACGGCTCCGTAGGCCGTTGCTCTGTCCGTTGAGCTATGGGGGTTTGCGGTGGCCCCTGGAACAGGGAAGTAGACCAGGGACCACCTAACTCCCTGTAAGAGTTAACCCAATACTACCCCTCGGAAGGGGTGGTGTCAAGCCATGGCCAGTCCGCGTTGACCCCACGCTCCACCAACGGGATCAACTTGAACATCGCATCCGACACTCCACCGTAGACATGCCGGTTGTCGGCACCAGACGGTGCCATACCCGTGGCGTAGCCCACCAGGTTGATCGTGTGCATCGGCACATGGTCCGGTACACACCGGGCCACCTCACCAGCCTGAGAGTCCATACTGGCCTGCTCATCGGTGACGATGACAACCCGGCTGTGATCCCGGTAGTGGGTACGCAACGCCCGAGCGGTGTAGGTGCCACCACCCATCTTGTAGCCACGGTCGAACCGGGTCCAGGCGTTCAGCACCGACTCCCCCGGGATCAGTGGAAACTCCATGGTGCGGTTCGAGAACGACACCACAGTGGCGTCCTCCGCCCGGGAAGCCAGAGCCACGCCGAACAGGGCAGCCTGCTGCATCTGGTGAATACCACCCCGGTCCGTGAACCGGCCGAACATCGAAGTGGACGTGTCCACCAGGATCAGGGTCGAACCTGGCAGTGACGGCACGTTGGCCAGGGACAGGTTCAGCGCCTGCTCCAACGGATACGACCACCGCAGCGACGGCACGTTCATGTGCGCGGTCAGGAACCGGAACGGAAGCTGTCGCGACCAGGCCACCCCTGACGGGTCGACCAGCCGGTCAATCACCTGCCGGGCCATCCCATCCGACACCCCGGCCTGGTCGAAGTTGCGCAGGTTCCGCAGCAGCGCCATGTACCCCATGGATGGGATCATGGCCTCCCACAGCTCCCTCTTGGACACCCTGTCCCCGGCCAGTGAAAGCGCATCCTCCCACGTCATACCGGCCCACTTCAGTCGGTTCCGGTCCAGCAGCACCTTCGGGTCGGTCAACGCCTGCCTGCGCAGCTCAGCGTTGGCCTTGATCACACCCAGGTTCTCCGGGATCTCCGGGGCCGGGCTGTACCGCCGGTCCAGGGCGAACTTGAACAGCTTGTTCTGCCCAGGCAGGGGCGCCTTCGGGTGCGTCAACATGATCACATCCGCGAACCGGAACCCGTGCGAAGCCGTGTCGTACTTCAATAGGGACCGCTGCGTATACAGATCCACCACCGTGTCGGCGATACCCCGCTTGATCGGCATCGGCATCTTCCGGCCATAGTGACGGAACCAGTAGGCCACAGCCTCACCCGGCTCGTCACCACGCCTGATCCCAGCCTTGGACAGCAGCCGCTCCATCCCCTGATCCGTGCTAACGCCGGGAGCCTCATACCCTGGTACGGACGGCACCCCGGCGTCCAACCGGGCCTTAGCCGCCTCCAGTCCCAGCACCAGGGACACGGTGCGAAGGTTCTGCTTGTCACGCAGCCACCGCACCAGCTCCAGCGTCCACACCGGGTCCTCGACCGCCACCTGGCGAACCAGGCTCAGCAGCCGGTTGTCACGGTCAGCCATCAGCTCGTAGAAGGCGTCCGCACTCATGAAGTTGGACGCGGACAACAGCAGTAGCTCCGACTTCGGGTCGCGGCCGTAGCCGGTGGCACCCTCGTAGGTGACACCACTGCGCCCGGTGGAACGCACCGGGCTGTGGGTCTGGGTACGGGTCCGGCGGGTGTTGAACTTTGCCATCTGGTCTCCTCCTTTCACTTGCTGCGGTCGGGATGACAGGACTCGAACCTGCGGCTTCCTGGCCCCAAACCAGGCACTCTTCCAATCTGAGCTACATCCCGCTGAAAGGCCCCTTCCACGTAGCCTCTGGCGGGAGTGGATCCCTACGTGGAAGGGGCCTTTCTGTGTACCACGGGCATGACACTTCGGGACAAAGGGAAGGGAAACAGACCTGTGACCGTACAGTTCCCCCGTACCCGTGGTACGTCTGGCGCCCTCCGAGAAAGAGCTGACTCCGGTTAAATGTCATTTTGCGAAAATGAAGTAGCCGTTGCCATTCGCAGCGGAGGGAATCTTCAGTTGTAGGTTGGTGGTGGCACTGAGCTGGGCGCGTTGCACCACCACCAGTGCGGGTGAAGGGATTCGAACCCCCTCAGCGTGCGCACCTGGTTTACAGCCAGGCCCGGCTCTCCCGCTCCGGCGCACCCGCGTGTGGTTTCCCGAGAAAGATCGACATCCGAAACGTAGCGCTCTGCCATTGAGCTACATCTGGTAAACCAGAAGATAGGACTCGAACCTATAACCACTCGATTAATAGTCGAAGTAACGGCTGTCTTCGCATCGAGAAACTATGCAGTTTTGAAAGTCTCACCAGTCCCGGGGGACGGTGAGGAGCTAAGTGGTGCCTGAGAAAGATCGGTCTCGGATAGCTAACAGGGTTGCCCCTGCCGGTGGGACTTGAACCCACAACTCATTCTCCGAAAGGAATGTGATCTACCAATTGATCTACGAAGTATCCGCGACCTACGCATCAGGCACCCTTGCTCAGCCCTGGGTGCGGAGCCCTTCCATGAACTTCGACCACGAGTCCGGGTCGAAACTCAGATGGACATCCGGTTCCTGGTTGTTGCGGACCAGTACCTTGGTGCCCCGGTGGGCCACTTCCGCACACAGGTCGTTGTCACACCTGCTGGACTTGGCCCAGTTCACTTCTGCGCAGTGCCCGTTGTCGCACCTGGTGGACCTACGCCAGTCCACCTCTGCGCACTGGTTGTTGTCGCACCTGCTGGACTTGATCCATGCCATCGCGCTATCCCCCCTGTCCCTCGGGAGCCTACCCCTAGTAGGTCTGACACCCAGCGTGGCACGGGACCAGGCTTCTCGCAAGGCCCTTAACCGGATTAGTGGCCCGGGTCACGTGAGAAAACTGGACAAGACATCTGGTAACCTCACCAACTAGAAGCGCGTGCTGGCGCGAGGGCCGACGTGGAAAGTGAAACTTTGCCACGGAAGGCCCCGAAAATGGCTTTTGTCATCCCCGAAGACCTCGCAGTCTTCAGCGTCGAAGGACTCAGCGACCTTCGCCGGGTAGCCGCCACCGAGCGGGACGAACTACGCGCCTCCACCAACGCCGACACCATCACCGACGAGCAGCTGGACCGGCTGGAAACCCTGGTCGCGTTCATCGGCACCGCCGATGAGGAGATCACCGGTCGGCAGGCACGCCAGGCCCGGTTCGACGCCACCGCACCACCACCGGCGCCAGAACCAGAGCCGGCGCCCGAGCCCGAGCCCGAGCCGGTCACCGCCAGCGGCGACCCGGAGCCGGAGCCAGCCGGTGGGCAGGATGAGCCACCAGCACAGCCAGCCCCGGCAACCCGGGTGGATGTAGCAGCCCTGGCCGCCGGTGGGGATGGTGGAACCGGTACCGCCGACGCCCTGCCACCGTCCGCGTTCGGTGACCACGTCATCGTCGCCGCAGCCGACATCCCCGGTGTCTCCACCGGAGCCGAGCTGGACAGCTGGGATGCGGTAGCCACCGCATTCATCGGCCGGACCCGGGCCTACTCCGGGCGCACCCCGACCCGGCACGCCGTGGCCGAGATCCAGCGCCGGTTCGGCACCGAGTTCACCATCACCCAGGCCGAGGCCCGCGACAAGGTCACCGCCAACAACAAGCTGCAGCACGTGATGAACGAGGCCCGGCTCCCGGGCGGTTCACTGCTGGCAGCCAACGGCTGGTGCTCCCCATCGGAGAACCTGTACACCACCTGCAACCAGATCGGCACCGATGGCATGTGGTCCGGTCCGGAGGTGAGTGCACCACGGGGTGGGATCAACCACAACCAGGGCATCGAGTTCGACTCGGTGTTCGGTGACGGCTCCGGGTTCACGATCATGACCGAGGATGACGTGATCTCCGGTGAGGTCAAGACCTGCCGCGAGATCCCCTGCCCACCGTTCGTGGACGACCGGCTGAAGATCAGCGCCCTGTGCCTGACCGGCAGCATCCTGCAGAACCGCACCTACCCGGAGTTCGTCTCCGAGTTCATCCAGGGCTTCATGGCCGTGGGCGCCCACAACCTGAACCGGCAGATCATCGCCGACCTGGTTGCTGACTCCACCGCCGTGGACCTGAGCGCCGCCGCCCCATGGGACAGCGACTCGTCAGTGGTCAGCCAGACCCTGTCGGCCGTTGAGCACGCCATCGTGGACATCAAGTACCGGCTGCGACTGCCCCAGTCCAGCACCCTGGAAGTGGTACTGCCTTACTGGGTCATCGCCCAGTACCGGGCCGACTACATCCGCCGCAACGGTGTGGACGACCCGAACCTGGCAGACGCCCAGCTGTCCGCCTGGTTCGCCGCCCGTGGGGCGCGCCCGCAGTACGTCTACGACTGGCAGGACGCCTTCTCCGACGCCGGGACCGGTTACGGTGCCGACGACGCCCTGACCACCGTGCCCACGTCGGTGGACTTCCTGGTCTACCCGGCCGGCACCTGGGTCCTGGCCCGGCTGGACGTGATCCGGCTGGACTCGGTCTACGACAGTGTCAACCTGCCACAGAACCTGGTCACCCAGCTGTTCATGGAAGACGGGTTCCGGGCGATGAGGATGTGCCCACTGTCGCGGGTGTACACAGTGCCGATCTGCCCAACCGGCCACACCTCCGCCCTGCAGACAGTCGACTGCTCGTAACGATGAGCATGGCCCCGGGTTCCGCACCAGGCCCGGGGCCATGCCCACCTCACGAAGGAGGTTGATGTGGCAGTCCTCACCGGACCGGTGTACGTATCGAACCCGACTCCGCAGACCCTGCGGTACGGGCTGTTCACCGTTGCCACAGGCCCCCTGGACCTGCCCGCCCATGGCGGTGACGGTGGTGTTGTCTACCTGTCGAACTCCTGCGGCACCGCAGAGGGTTTCGAGGTGCTGTGCATCGCCGACTCGGGCAACCCGACCAAGGGTCCGTTCACCGATGGCATGTCCACCACCCAGGCGACCCCGTTCGCGGTGGTGTCCGGGTTCGAGTGCGGGGCCGTGGGCCTGTCGATCCAGGAGCGGGAACGGTTCGCGTTCGAGAAGTTGAGGGCCGGCGAGCAGGCTGCGGTGGAGGACATCTTCAGCCGGGGCTCGTTCGGCCAGTCCCCATCACTGGCCAACAACGCGGTGCCGGCCACGAATGTGGGGCCGGCAGCTGACCTGGTGGAGGCCGTGTCCCAGCTGGAGGCGGCCTTCTACGCCGAGTACGGGTACAACGGCGTGATCCACCTGCCGCATGCGGCTTCGGCGTACGCGGAGGCTGCCACGGTGATGTCGATGCAGGGCCGGCTGTGGCGTACGGCTGCCGGTTCAACGGTCTCGATCGGGAACTACGCCGGGTTGTCCCCGGTTGGTGCGGACCCGGCGGCAGACAGCGTGTGGATCTACATCACCCCTTCGGTGACGATCTGGCGTGCCTCGGATGCGGCCGTGTTCATTTCGCCGATCGAGGGTGCCCTGAACCGGTCCACCAACGAAGTGACCATGATCGCCGAACGTGAATACGTGGTGGCGTACGACAACTGTCCCACGTTCGCCACCTTGACCACTCTCGCGGAAGGTTCGTAATGCCTGCCATCTGCTACTCCGTGCTCCGGGTCCCCAGGGTCCGGGCCACCCTGCTGGACGCGTGCGGCGAACCCGAAGTGGGCTCGTGCGTACAGGTGGTCGCTGGTGGTGTCACCAGCATCGCCGAAACCCGGGAACAGAACGACCGCCAGGACTTCTTCACCCTCGACGCCGATGGCCAGGCGTGTGTCACCGACACCAGCCCACCGATCCTGAAGTGGCTGAACCTGACCCTGTCGTTTTGCCGGGTCGACCCGGAGCTGTTCAACATGCTCACCGGGGAGCCACTGGTGCTGGACGGGGCCGGTAACGCGGTCGGGTTCCGCACCCGGGAAGGCTCGGTGGACACGGTCAACTTCGCCCTGGAGGCGTGGACCCGGATCTCCGGCGCCAGCGCCTGCGGTGAAGGTGGCAACGTCCGGTACGGGTACGTGCTGTACCCGTGGGTGGTGGAGGGTGTCACCGGGGACCTGAGCCTGGAAAACGGCCTGGCCACCTTCACGGTGACCGCCCGCACCCGCAACGAGTCCCAGTGGGGGGTCGGGCCGTACAACGTGGTCCTGGACGACGCCAGTGAACCGTCACCGCTGCTGGTGCCGATCGCCAGCGGGGACCACCGCCACCTTCAGATGACCGAGTTGGCACCGCCTGAGGCCTCCTGTGGCTGCGGGCCAAGCCCCGGCTGCTCGTAACAGTCATGCGGTTGTTCCTGCTGGGAGCAACCAGGCCCGGCCAGTGGAAGTGCGATGTCGCTGATGCTGGCCGGGCCTTAGGGTGGCAGGTCACCCACCAGCTGGACCGGGATGTGTCCTGCGATGAGGTGGTGCGGCTGGCCGCCGGGCATGACCTGTTCCTGTGGGCCAGGACCCACGGCAAGGCGCCAGCGGGCAACCTTCGGACCATGATCGACCGGCTGCGTGGGTTGCCGATCCCCACCGCCGGGCTGCACCTGGACCTGTACCATGGCCTGACGCACCGACATTCCCGGGTGGGTCGTGATCCCTGGTGGTCTTTGGACTACGTGTTCACGGCCGATGGTGGGCATCAGAAGTGGTTCCGCAGCCGGGGGGTGAACCACTTCTGGTGCCCACCAGCTATGGGCCTGGCCCGACTGGGCCGGGGCCGGGTGGTACCGGAGCTGTTGAGTCGGGTGGCGTTCACCGGTCGGCTGACCGTGTTCCATGGCCGCCATCGTCGGGATCTGCTGGTATGGGCTAAGCGCACCTTCGGTAAGGGTTTTGTACAGTATGTGCCACCTAACAATGGTGTCTACGGTGCTCGTTTAAACGATCTATGTGCCAGCGCCTGGGTGATGGTCGGCGACTCGGCCCCATCGGACTACTACTGGTCTGACCGGATACCGACTACCATGGGTAGGGGTGGTATGTTGGCTCATCCCCGGACCCCGGGGCTGGAGGAGCAGGGCTTCACCAAGGAGAACATGATCCTGTATGACCGGTTCAACTTCCAGGAGCTGGCGCGCCAGGTCAGTGACCTCACCGAGCAGGACCGAAAAGACCGCACCGAAGCGGCTCTCGCCCTCATCGCGGATAGACACCTCTGGACTCACCGACTTGTCTACATTGCCGAAACCGTCTTCGGAAAGCACTAGGGTCATCATCGCCTGCGCCGGCCGGGTGCCTGATCTAAAGTGGAACAACTACCTGGGGGTTCCCAAGCACCTGGCCCCGGTCAACGGCGTTCCACTACTGCACCGGACCGTGGAACAGTTCTGGGACGCTGATGAGACCTACATCCTGCACCCACCCGGGCAGTTCGATCTGTACCACGTAGCCGACACCATTCCGGTAGCAGCTGACGGTGAGAACGAGTACGTCAACAGCCAACCCTGGTGGAACCCGAGCGGACGTACCATCCTGTTGCTCGGGGATGTGTACTTCAGTGCTGCGGCAGTTGTGCGGATCATGGCGGAGAAACGCAACCATATCACCTGGTTCGGCCGATTCGGAGCCAGCAAGATCACCGGAACCCGGTACGGGGAAATCTTCGCTGTCAGTTGGAGGTGGGTTCAGCATCCGGTGCTCAGCAAGCATCTGTCCAAGGTGGTCAACTCCCCGGCGATCAAGCGACCGCCGGGCTGGAAGCTGTACCGGTCCATCCATGGCGGCGACATGGGCACGCATCGCCACTTTGGCCCCCGTACCTGGGTAGAGATCAACGACCAGACAGACGACTTTGACTTCCCCAGAGACTACGAACGCCACCCGGCAGTGAGGAGAAGGAAATGAGAATTGTCCACTATGTACATAACAAGGAAGGCGACTGGGCAGCGGTATATCTGGACGACAGCCTGTATCACCAGGGGCACAGTATCCCTGTCTTCATCTGGCTTGAACTGCTACAGTGCGAGGTCACCGGTGTCGACTCGTGGGTCAGTGACTTCGAGGGCACAGGCGGAAAGGCTGCCCGGTTCTTCTCGAACATGGAACCACACACCCTGAGGGAACACTGATGAGCAGGTTCCTGATCGTCGGCACCGGCCGCTCCGGTACCCGGTTCATGTCCCATCTGCTGCGCTCGATGGGGATCAACTGCGGGCATGAGAGCGTGTACACGCTCAGGTTCGCCACCCAGAATGTCCCTCTTCGCTGGGGCAACTACGAGGCGGACTCTTCCTGGATAGCGGTCCCGTATCTGGACCGGTTGGACATACCATCGATCCAGATCGTCCGGCATCCCCTGGCCACGGTCCAGTCCATGCTGGAGCTGGGTTGGTTCAGCGGCCAACGGCGCAACACGATCCCCCGGATCGCCCTCAACTTCCGCCCCGAGATCCGGTACGAGAAGACCCGGCCGGACAAGTGCCTGGCCTTCTGGATCTACTGGAACCAGACCGCGCAGATGTACGCCAAGCGATGGTTCTCCCTGGAGCATTTCAACTACTGGGACATGAAAATGCTCCTTGAGGAAGTGGGGCAGCCGGCGGACAGGAAAGTGGACTGGAATGTGGTGGAAAAACTGGCCGAAGATCCGGTGGCCACCAACAAGAAGCCGAAGGACGAACGGGAACCCTGGGACATTACCTGGGACAGTTTCCGGCCCCGGCTGAGCAAGATCGCCCGCAGGATGGCGGTCGACTTCGGCTGCCCCGTCATCACAAGGGACCGGTGATGGAAACCTACCTGGACCTGGACGCCAGCATGAACACGTTCGGCAACCGCGAACATGAGCAGTTCCCGTTCGGGGTGCGGATGTGGAAGACCAGCCAGGACCTGGATCGGTACGAGGCCGTCATCCGGGACGCGAAGCCGGAAGTGGTGGTGGAGACCGGCACCAAGTGGGGCGGTTCCGCGTTGTGGTTCGCCAGCCACGGCCTGACCGTCGTCACCGTGGACATCAACCTGGACCCGTCCCGTAAGGCTCACGCAATCGCCGGTCACCAAGGATTCAGGATCCGGTGGATACAGGGTGGTAGCACCAACCCGGAAACGTTCAGCCTGGTGCAGAAGATAGTCCGGGGCAGACGGGTCATGGTGTCGTTGGACTCCGACCACCACAAGAGGCACGTGATGAACGAGATCGCCCTGTACGGGACCCTGGTGACACCCCACCAGTACCTGGTGGTCGAGGACGGCATCTTCGACCTGGCCGGGACCCGGGGCAGGCACGGTGGCAAGCGCATCCCCACCGAAGGTGGACCACTGGCCGCGATCAGCGAAATGCTGGTGCCCGACGACGACCCGGCGTTCCGGTTCGCCCGGGATACGCAGGTGGAGAAGATGTCCCCGGTGACCCACCACCCGGCCGGTTGGTGGCGGAGGCTTGAATGAGCGCTGCGGTGGCAATCCCTACCAGGGGTAGGCCAAGGAACATCGCCCGGGTGATCAAGGCGTGGCGTAAAACGAACGCCTTCTCTTGCACCGACATGCTACTTGGCATCGACCAGGACGACCCCGAGTATCAGAACTATGTGGACCTGGTGGTGGAAGTCAACCAACCCGGTCTTGACTTCATCACCTTTGAGTCGTGGGCGCCGATGGTTGCCAAGCTGAACATCATGGCCAACTACCTGGCGAATGTGCATTCGTTCGTCGGGTTCGCTGGCGATGACCATGTCCCACGCACCCACAACTGGTCGGACAAGTACCAGAACAAGTTGAGAGAAATGCACACCGGCATCGTGTACGGCAATGACCTGCACCGGCAGGGTGCCCTGTGTACGGAGTGGATGATGACATCCAACATCGTCCGGGTACTGGGTCGGATGGTACCGGCTCCGGTGGACCACCTGTTCAGCGACCGGTCGGTGATGCAGCTAGGAGAGCAGGCGAACTGTATCCAGTACCTGCCAGATGTGATCATTGAACACATGCACTACCAGGCTGGCAAGGCCAGGAAGGACGCCACATACTGGCTGTTCAACACTAAGCAGAACCACCTCAGGGAACGGAAAATCCACTGGAACTGGATGCAGGGTCAACTACCCGGGCAGGCAGCCGTGGTCCACGCACTGAGACCGGAAAAGTGGGGGTTGTGATGACTGAAATACCATCAGATCCCAGGCTGAGCATTTCCATCGCCGCCCACCCGAAGCGCGAAGACCTGGTGTGGGACCTGGTGGACCGGCTCCGGTTGACCCGTGAAAACGCACTCACCTGGTGGAACATCGTCTGGGACCTGAACGACGACGAATGGGACACACACCGCCGTGCCTGGTCCCTGTTGCCCGGCACCTCTACCCACCACCTGGTGCTACAAGATGATGCCCTACCCTGCCAGGGTCTGATCCTGGGACTGGAACGATGGGTGCTGCCATACGTCGGTGACCGGCCCGTTTCCCTGTACTTCGGAAACGCGCTCAACCATCCGAAGATCCTGCGGGCCACCAACCAGGCCAACGACAACAACGCCTCCTGGATCGTGTCCAGCGGGGTGTGGTGGGGAGTGGCTGTACTCCTGCCGGTCAACCTGATCAGGCCCATGCTGGAGTTCTGCTCACCACGCCGGGAGCTGTACGACCGGCGGCTGACCATCTGGTGCGAGAGCCAGTCCCTACCCGTGTACTACCCCTGGCCTTCCCTGATAGAACACCGGGACGGGCCGAGCCTGGTCAATCCGGGCCGGCGACCCGGACGAACAGCCGTCAACTTCGCAGGTGAGGACTTCTCAGCTCTCGACTTCAACCCGACCGGCCCGGTGGTGCCCTGCGGTCGTGTTTCTAGTGCTCTTTCCACTAGAATCACGAAGAAGAGCACAGGTGAGGACTAAGACATGGCCGGTTTGACAGATGACGTAGAGCAGGACGTTCTCAACGGTCTGTTCCAGGACCCCCAGTGGGCCGGGTACCCCAGCCTGTGGCTGGCCCTGTCTAGCACCACCCCCACCGATGCCGGGGGCAACTTCACCGAACCAGCGGGTGGCGGGTACGCCCGGGTCGAGACCGACGCCGCTGACTGGGACCCGGCCACCGGCACCGCCCCGGCAACCAAGTCCAACAGCGCCGTCCTGTCCTTCCCTCAGGCCACCGCCGACTGGGTTTCGGGCGCCAACCTGACCCACGCCGGCCTGTTCGACGCCTCCACCGCTGGGGACCTGGTGGCCTTCGGGGCGCTGGACACCGCAAAGCCGGTCCTGGACACCGACACTGCTTCGTTCGCGGCTGGTGAGCTGACCATGCAGCTGGGCGACCCGTCAGACTCGTTCTAAGGGTCACCGGGCGCCATGGGCGGTGAGTATGCGTCATGGGCCTAGTTGCTGGTGTTGTTGACGACGGCGATGCGGCAACACTGTCTGCCGCTGCCGGGCAGCGGATCATCTGCGTGGCGTGGAACCGGTCAGGTGCCACCACCTTTGGGGTGACACCTAACGCGGGTGGCGGGACCTGGGTGAACCGGCTGGTTGAGGCAACCCTGCCGACCAACGATGAGGCTCGCCGGTCGCTGGCCGTGGCCGAGCTACTGACAACTTCCACGGTGTCTGCCGTGTCGTTCACTGCAGCGTGGAATACTGGCGGTACCGACGCCCTATGGATGGTGGTCGAGGAGGGTACGGGTTACGACTTCGCCGACGTGGCAGTGGCCGACTCGGGCACCAGTGTGGTGTCGTCACTAGCCACCGGCTCCACCCTAGATATCGCCGCTGGTGATGTACTGGCCATCGCGGCACTGGCCAGCAGGGACGGGAACTCCGGCAACGTCACTTGGTCGACCACCAACGTCAACCCGCCCCTAGTCGGTGGCGGCTCGATCCTGCTGGACCACTACGGCGGCGTGGGAACTGGAGGTGGAAACGCCGGGGCGGCTGGGTACTTATCCGCGACCAGCCAGCCGGAGCAGTCCTATTCGGACACGGTAACTTTGCCGGGTGCCGGTGCGCAGACTCGGCACCTGACCGCTGCCCTGCTGGTGTGGTCCCTGCCGGAAAGTGCGGTCGAGCTGTCCGGGTCCATGCCAACTGCCAGTGGCATGACCGGCGACCTGTCGATCACCAAGGCATTTGCCTCCTCAATGGACAGCGCCAGTGGCATGACCGGTTCACTGTCGGTCTCCAAGTCGTTCAGCGCCTCCATGTCAACGGCTGATGGCATGACCGGCAGCTTGTCGGTCTCCAAGTCGTTCAGCGCCACCATGGACAGCGCAAGTGACCTGACCGGGGTCTTGTCGGTTTCCAGGTCGCTGGCGTCTTCAATGGACAACTCCAGCGGCATGGTCGGGGACCTGACCGTAGTAAACACTGTTGGCTTCAGCGCTACCATGGCTAGCGCTGGTGGCATGGTCGGCAGTCTGTCGGTTTCCAGGTCACTGGCATCCTCAATGGACAATGCCAGCGACCTGACCGGGAATCTGTCCACCACCCTGTCGCTGTCCAGCTCAATGGACAACGCCAGTGGTATGACCGGTGCTCTGTCGACAACCCGACCGCTGGCAGCGTCCATGCCAACGGCAAGCGACATGTCCGCCAACCTGACCGTCAGCAGCATCGGCATCGTCAGCTTCAGCGCTGACCTGCCCAGTGCCAGTGGCATGGTCGGGGATCTGAGCATAGAAAGTGTTGTCGGCTTCAGCGCTAACCTGCCCACTGTCAGTGGCATGACCGCAGACCTGACAGTAGAAAGCGGCATCGGTTTCAGTGCCGACCTGCCCACGGCCAGTGGTATGGGCGCAGCGTTGACAGTACTGCGCCCCATGTCGGCTTCCATGCCTACCGCCAGTGGCATGACCGGGAACCTGGACACGGGCGCCACTGGGATGGCGGAGCTGACCGGGACCGCCACGGTGCTCGGGCTGAGTGGGACCGTCTCGGCGGTGGGACTAGCTGGTGGGGCGGCAGTCAAGGGTCTGGCTGGTACCGTTACGTAGGAGGTGGGCCGTGGCTACCAGGGTGGACATCGTCCTCCATGAGGACAACGATGAGATTCTGGGGCTTGCCGTCACTCCGGTTGACGAGGATGAGGATCTTACCGGCATCACTGTCCTGGAGCTGTATATGAAGCCACAGAACTGCACCAGCGACGAAGATCCACTGGTGTTGGTGCTGACTTCAGCTGACCCATCTGAAATCGACATCACCACCCAGAGCGCGGTGCTGATTACGGCGGATGCCTTCATCCCTGCCAGTGCCCTGGCCGCCCCCTACGATAGGTTCTGGAGACTCGACGCCCTCAACGCTGCCGGGGACCGGCGTACGGCCATATACGGAGACGTGACGGTGGTGAACCTGTGAACGCACCCTGCAGTTGGACCCTGGACGACATCGTCTGTGGGTGTGGATGCGAGACCCACCCTCCGGCGGTGCAGAACCGGGCCGAACAGTACGCCTCGACCATCCTGTGGGCGGCCACCGGTCGCCGGTTCGGGCTGTGTGAGCAGACCGTGCGCCCCTGTGGCCGGCGCAAGGGCTCCTGTTCCCCTTCGTTCGGCTGGGGTGCGGTGGCCACCGGGGGGCTGTGGATGCCGTACATCGGTCCGGATGGGCTGTGGCGCAACTGCGGCTGCCGGAACTGGTGCAACTGCTCACCCAACTGTGAGGCTTACCTGCCCGGGCCGGTTGACAGTGTGGTCGAGGTTCTGGTCAACGGTGAGGTGGTGGACCCGGCCACCTACGAGGTCCAAGATCAGCACTGGCTTGTCCGTTTAAACGGGGACTGCTGGCCGGAATGTCCCGACATGGCCACCAGCGAGCAGTTTGAGGTCACCTACCTCAAGGGTGAGCCGGTGCCCATGGTGCTGGCCACCGCCGCCCGCACCCTGGCCTGTGAGTTCGCCAGGGCCTGCCAGGGGGAGACCTGCCGCATCCCCGGCCGGCTCCAGTTCATCGCCCGGCAGGGTGTCACCGCCCAGATGGTCGACGTGGAACGGCTCATGGACCGGGGCCTGACCGGGGTGGTGGAAGTCGACCAGGTGATTGCCGCCTACAACCCGTGGGGTCTGAAGGAGCGTCCACGGGTATGGAGCCCGGACCGGCCCTTCCCCCGGACCGTCACCACACCAGCAGGGGTGAGTAGCTGATGCCCGGAGCTGACAGCGTCGACCGGGCCATCGCCCCCAGCGCCATCGCCCTGCTGTCCTGCCTGGAGCAGCGGATGGCGCTCAACCCGAACCCGCCGGAGCACTTCGTGGTCCGGGTCGGGTCCGACCCGGTTGCGGCCGACTTTGACGAGTACAACGACTACTGCTGCCAGGGGCTGGTCTACGTCCGGGTGATGCGACGGTTCCCGTCCGGCAGTGATTTCCCGATCTCCGATGAGCTGGCCAGCAACTGTATGCCCACCGGTTGGGGTGTTGATCTGGCGATGGGTTCGTTTCGCTGTGCCCCGGACGAGTTCAACCCGGAAGGCTGGCTGGAAACGTTCCAAAATGTACAGAACGACCAGCAGGCCATGGCCGATGCCATATGCTGCTGGAAGGACCAACAGGAACAGGAAAACCCGGGCAACTTCCTGAACTGGTTCAGCCAGGACTGGCTGCCGTTCGCCCTTCAGGGCGGATGCACCGGTGGGGAGTGGCGGATAACAGCCCAGTTCAACAGTTGCGAAGAATGCTCCGGAGACTGACATGACCAGAAGGCACGTGTACCAGATGAACCGGGCGGTGGGGATCATGGACAAGGGTGACCAGTTCACCGCAGAACCGGACAACCCAAGGGTGGTGTCGCTGGTGGGCGCCGGGTACGCGGACCTGGTGTACGTCGGTGACGACGATCTTGAACATCCGCAGACGACGGAACCTGTAGTCGGAGGTGGTAAGGATGGTGCTGAGGTTCGTGGAGAACCCGGTGACGATGCGCACCGAGCCACTGAAGCTGGCGTTTCGCCACACCCGGACAACCTGTAACCAGATCGCCAGGGCCGCCCGCAGGATCGCCCCCGAGAACACCACCGGCTGGCGGCGTCCAGGTCCGCACCTGAACCGCACCATCACCGCCACCACCCGGATTACCGGCCCCACCCAGATCCGGGGGGATGTGGGTTCGGAGCTGCGTCACGCCCTGGTTGCCCACAATGGAGCCAGGCCGCATCCGATCTTCCCCAGGAGTTCCGGGGGAACCCTGCGGTTCTTCTGGAGCCGTAAGGGTCGATGGGTCCGGCTCTCCGGCGTCAATCATCCGGGCATGGACGGTGTTCCATACCTAACTACGCCGCTGTTGTTCATCGGAACCGCTCGCGGGTACAAGATCATCATTAGCTGATATGTAGTTGTCCATGCCACGCCTAGCCTTGCCGCGCCGCGCCTAGCCATGCCATACCGAGCCTGGCCCGGCCACGTAAGAGCCACCCTACACCCCTACCCCTGCGTTGTACAACTTCGTCCACCCCTGCCCTAGACTCGGCAGCATGGCAACCAGCAGTAGTGACACCGAGACCTTTGTCCGCACCATTGGCGAACGGGAGATCGAGTTCCGTCCCCCGACCGATGCGCAGATGCTGGTCATCGGTCGGATGATGAAGGTGGTTCAAGGCATTGATGAGAACGACATAACGCAGGTAACCGGCTCGGTGCAGAAAGTGTCCCGGGTGCTGGACATCATCGACTCCATGGTGGTCGATCCGGCTGACCGGGACTGGCTGGAGGACCAGATCGTGGCCGGGAAGCTGGTGATGAACCAGCTGACGGAGGTGTTCGACGTGGAGCCGGCCACTAACCGGGCCGGCCGCCGGGCAGCGGCCAAGAAGACCACCAGCCGTGCC